CATCACCAGTTCTTGAAACCTCAGCTCCACTTCCTTCCACGGGTCGCTCTGCACCCCCAGCAACCACATCTCCCTCCTTGATTGCGTAATCGTACGCCACCCACGGAGTTCTACCAACGTGTTGTACATTCGGATGGCGTCCCTCAACATCGAATGCTCTCGTACGTCGTGACCGAAATACTCTTCCGAAGTCGACAAAAACGTGTAGATGAACCCCTTCATCTTGGTGATTTTCTCGTCCAATGATACACTCAGCTCGAAATCCCGCAAAAAGAGAAACAATTTTCCAAGGGTCGAGGTCTCCGCACTGGGCGTAGGTGAGGAGGGCATATCGGAGTTTCCACGTGACGTCATTTGGCATGTTGTGTCCAGACAGGTATTAATATTATCTGTCTGGACACAGGGACACAGGGACACAGCTCCCGTTTATATAAGACCGGCGGTCCCCCCCTTCGGGGTCTTACTACACCCCGAGACCCCGCCAACATGTCCGACCAACCCCCCGAATTAGAGATTCCAGCTGCCTTGGCTGATCTTTACCGTCACATCGCTCGTTTGACACATACTTGCCTTGATTTGGCTGACCGCATTAGCGCCCTAGAAGATGGCGTGGAGGAAGACCTACCGTCGCAGGCGGAGGCCCACCAGAATTTCCCGCGCAAGGGTCACCCGACGCAAGTCCTACTCGGTACGTCGAAGGCGGCCCGCAAGGCGTACCAGCAAGCGAAGGATCCTTAATGTCGCTTCGATAAAAAAGCGGGACAACCTTATGCCCACCGTTTTAGGCACCGACGGATCATCCACTAGTGGAGGCCTCCTCGTCGGCACAGGATTCAACTCTCTTTTCTTGGCCTCATCACGCCACTTTCAGGCAGCCCCCACCATGCACGGTCGGAATACGACCTCAACATATGCACGTGGTTATCGCGAACGAATCAACATTAAGCTTGGCGCAGGCGGCACCTGGTCGTGGCGCAGGGTTGCATTCGCATTGAAAGGCCCGCAGATACGAGATTTCTGGACCGACAACAGTTTAATTCCACCAATTGATGGCCTTCAGGATGAATTCGGTCAGACTACTGTCCGTGCGCTCAATACCGTTGAGTCACCCATTCTCACCCAGATAACGACACTCCTCTTTGAGGGTGTGCAGAATGAGGATTGGTACGATCCTTACACCGCGAAAGTCGATAAGACGCGTGTCACCCTCCTTTACGACCGCGTTCGCTCATTTAATCCCGGCAACGAGTCGGGAAAAATCATTAACATCAAGCAATGGCTTCCCATCAACAAAAACATCGTTTATGATGATGATGAGAATGCTCAAGGCATGACTTCCATTCCTTACTCTACTGAAGGTAAACCAGGTTTAGGAGATGTATATATTTGGGACATGGTTAGGCTAGAGTCCCCTGCTCAGGCTGGCACAGCCTCGTTTCAGTTCACTCCTGAGGGGACGTGGTACTGGCACGAACGCTGAAGAGAGGCTCATCTATATAATGAAATTCACAATTTCCGTTCAACCAATCGACATCCGCCCCCTTATCCATCCTGGGATCCGTGTTTGATACGTAGATGCACGGCCTACCCCAATTCACCAATACCTTCCCCTTATACTTGTCAGTCATGTAGAACTGCTTCTGCGCTCCCAACCAGAATTTGTATGAGTGAAAAAAGTCTAATCCTCCCATCATGTCGTCGAAGACGGCGTACTGAGCGTCCTTAAGTGGTTCCTCCATGCTCCATAAGCCTCCGTAATAGGCGTGGTCACCAAGACTTCGTGCCCATAGTGTTTTTCCCAATCTTGTAGGTCCCATGAGGACCAAACTTCTTGCTCTGTCTATTGGATATTAGCATACATCCACCGAAGGGGGGGGGACCCCCCTGAAGCGCGAAGCGCGAAGGGAGGGGGTGTTTGGCCCCTTCGGCCCAGGTTAACTAAATGCGTGAAGCACTCATTCCTTTCCCAGGCCCCCCCGGAGCGTAGCGTAGGGAGGGTAGCACTGCAACTTACGTGATGACCGTCTTCCCAAATTTTCTTCAGCCCACCGATGGAGTGGAGCCACTCTATCTTCTTCGAAACACAATCCATCGGGGCTGGTATATTTCTCAGGATCCACTCTATACTTCCACTCGGCAAACGCTCTGATCGAAGTATAACAAGTGATGAGGCTCCGAGGAGCCAACTCATGCAGTAGTCGGTAAAATTCGTCTCGACTGTCTGCTGCTGCGATTTTAGCCCATTCATCACCAGTTCTTGAAACCTCAGCTCCACTTCCTTCCACGGGTCGCTCTGCACCCCCAGCAACCACATCTCCCTCCTTGATTGCGTAATCGTACGCCACCCACGGAGTTCTACCAACGTGTTGTAC